TCAGTTTGCCAGAACCCTTAAAGTTGGAGTTGATGTACTGCGCGATAGGTTGGTAGTCCTGTAGGATGATTGCTTTCGAGATCGTCCCATCAAACTCTCTCCAGTACACCTCATAGAGATCAATCTTTTGGTTGACCGAAAGACTCCAGTTGAATCCTGCTTCGCTGATTGTGCGGAAGAAGTCTTCGCGGGTCTTTTTGTGGTTACTGAATGATCGGTGGAAGCGGATAGCGTCGATAGCAGCATCTACGTTCCATCCCATTGCTTCAGCAGCTTTGCGGTTCTCAATCTTTTTGTACAACTCGTAAGGAGTTAGGCGGACACGGCGCACAAATTCCTCAAGATTACAAAAGTCGATACGAATATCATCTGGGAAGAGAAGGTCAGAAAGGAAAACGTGTTCTGGCATCCATCCCATAGGGCTATCCCACATCCCTATACCTTTTCCGTACAGAAGCATTTCCTCTAGGTCTTGTTCTGTATTATAGAGGTAGCCGGGCCATTCGCGGATTGCTTGGTCAAATGCCGTTGAGATATTCTCAGAGTTTACAAGTCGTTCTTTTTCATTGCCGAACTTAGTCTTGATCGTGCAACAAGCCTGACGCTCCGTAATGACATCGTAGTAACTAGCCTTCTGGTTATCTACGATAAATCCTAGTTGTCCGTAGTTAACGTCCGATTGCCAAGGTAGTTTCTTTTCAGCAATCTTGCTGTACCCCGTAGGTGGGAACATCTTATATGCTTTGTAGATTCGTAAGCGTTTGTTTTCCCTGCCTACATTGGCTTGCCTTAAATTATTTGCAATATTCCAAGCGTGGTCTGCATTGGATATGCGGGTTGCTGGCGGCTTGCCGTTTTCGTCGAGGGTTGCAAGTGAGAAGTTGTCGTTTCCTATTGAGAGCATAATATTTTATCGTTTACGATAACGAGTTAAGCGCATTCCTGCGTCGATTGCAAGAAGAACATCCCCTTGCTTTGTGTTCTAGTTTAGTGCCAAGTACCCTGTCTGTAACCGCAGCTACAGTGTGGATTGCTTGTGCGATTTTGTCTCCAAGTCCATCAGCATACCAGCAACGATCACTTGGCTGGCGTTCGCAAATTTGATCTTCGACAAGTTGCTCAATGTTACTTGGAACTTCAACTCCATTGGATCGGCAATCTTTTTGGATGTTTGAAATTAAGTTGCTCCATGTGCTTCCATAGACTACGGCTGGGAAGGTGAGATTATTACGTTTGATCTCGTATTTGTAGTACCACCCGCCAACTGGAGATAGGTTTCTATTTTTGAGTTTCATCTTGCCTTTAGTTGGAAAATATATTTTATTATTGATATGTCAAGAATTTTTTCTGGAAACACAGGCATCCAAAAGTACGGTATCAAATTCCCTGAGAACATGGACGAGCTAGGTGTAGAGCTATACTGCTACGCTATTAGCAAGGGAGAATACGGAAGAGATTACTGCAACAAGCACAATATAAATCTTTCAGATTTTAAATTGCTTACTCCATACGAACATTTCTTGAAGGCAGTAAAACTCCAATGGCCTACTGAAGTTTCTATTGTCAATCGCGGTTATACGAATACTCAGTTGTTGAGAACTCTGGAAGAACTCTGCAATAATGATGACATCTGTTTGGCTGGCGCGGCCTCGATGGGAAAGTCGTTTCCAGTTGGTCTTTGGGTCTACCTTGACTGGTGTTCTGCTCCGCATTGCACTTCGTCTTGGGTTGCTACTACTACTCTTGGTGCGTCCGAAGATCGTATCTGGGGTATCATTTCTAAGTTGTGGAAGTCCGCCGCTGTTCAGTTTGGTAAGCTCATTGACTATCGCCACATGATCGTTTGGGGTGGCGGGTCGAATGATGAGGACAAGGACTATCGCAATGCTATCAAAGCTCTCGCATTTCAATCTGGTAATGAAGGTCAGAAGGCTATTGATACTACCCGTGGACGTAAGAATGATCGGATTAGACTAGCCCTTGATGAGTTGCCCGAAATGGAACTGGGTGCGATTACTGCCCGTGTTAACTTATCCGCTAACAATGATGTAGTCTTTATCGGTATTGGAAACCCATCTGCTGGTGACAATCCTCACACCCGCTGGGCTATGCCTAAAGGTGCTTCTAACTTTGATACTGTCAGTCCAGAGATGGATAAGTGGGAGACTGAGACTGGCGTTTGCTTGTTCTACAATGGTATGCGCTCGCCTAACTTTGCTGCACCCGCAAATGAACCATCTCCATTCCCGTTCTTGATGGATCGTAAGAAACAAGAGGTCATGCTCAAGCAGTGTTATGGAGACGAGAATGCGATTGACTACGTTCGTAACGCTATCGGTTGGTGGCCGAAATCTGGGTTTGCACAGACCATCCTAACCGCTGATCTGATTCGTAACGCTGATACCAACGAAGAACCGCTTTGGGATTCCGAAGGATTCCACAAGGTTGCGGGATTCGATACCGCTTTTACGGTTGGTGGAGATAGGTGTGTGCTTACAATAGCTAAACTGGGTTTCATTCGCGGGACTCGCAATCGTGTTATGTGGCTAGAAAGTCAGAAAGTCATTCAGCTATCTGCGCGTGAAGCCGCTGAGTTTGAAGTTGGTCTAGCTAAGGAAGTAGTAGAGCTTTGCCGGGCTTCTGGAGTTCAGCCTACCAAATTTGGTATGGACGTATCTGGTGATGGCGGTCGAGTCGCACAAGCTATCATCCGAGAGTGGTTAAAGTATGATTCTAGTGGTCATTCTATCGCTCTCATTTCATCTATGGGTAAACCTACTGAACGTATGGCAGCAGAGGTTGATAAACGCCCGTGTAAGGATGTTTATGATAGATTGGTATCAGAGTACTGGTACTCAGCTTATCACGGCTTTAAGAGCCGAGTGATCTACGGGGTTGGCGCAGCGTCTGAGTTGGCGCGAGAACTTTGTATCCGTAGGTATTTTATTAAATCCAAGAAGATTTCTGTAGAGACTAAAGATGACTACAAGGGACGCACTGGATACTCGCCCGATTTGGCAGATAGCTTTCTCTACTGCCTAGAAATGTCTCGTAGGTTTGGATTGGTTTTTATCGGAAACGATAAAGCTGTTCCTACAAATAGATTCTGGGCTAGAGATGAAAAGCTAATTGCAGAACTTCAAGATGACAGCTATTCTTCTGATGAGAATGGTGACTGGTAATTAATCCAGAATGCCTTGAAGCTCTAGCGTGTTCGCTACTTCCTCTGGGATTACAATACGAATGAACTTACGTCCATCGTGGAAGCCTAGTGTTTCCATTGTCTTGATGTCCGCTTTCTTTACCCAGCATTGATTGAACTGCTGTTGGAAAAGAATCTTAGCTTGGTTCTCATCTTCATGGTAGCCCTCGCAGATGATCATTGAAACGAATGTATTATTTGAACTCATATATTAAATATCCTAATTCTCTTGCCCACGCAGGATTATCGTGGATTCTATTATGACAAATTCTACAGGTAGCCATAAACATTTCTAGGTTGGAAAGGTTCTTTCCTCTCTTAGCTTTGTGGTGAATATCTGTAGCTCCAGCCCCGCATACCTCGCAGTTTGGGTGAGTGGAAAAGTATTTCTTTCTCGCTTCAGAGTATTCTTTGTTTAGAATCTTACGCTTATCTGAAACAGGCTTTAACCTTGCCCCCGTTTTTTTGAACCCTTTTTTTCTACTGAGCATTGATAGTAGTTTGTTAGCTCTTGAAGTCCGATGGTGGCCAACTCCAGTGACTCGTACTCTGGCCTAAGGCTGTCTGGGAAAGGTTTTCCTCGTTCGTGCATGGGGCTGGGGTTACTGGCAGCGTAGGGGCTGATTCGGACGTAATACTTGCCGTTTTCGATTTCGAGGAAGGTGTGCATAGCTCGATCACTTTATCCACTTGTTCTTTCTTCAGAATGCTTTTTGAGTTTACTTCGATCTGGTTGATTAACGATCCAGTAACGCCGATCTTGTCTCCGAGTTCTCTGACCGTCATCCCTATCTTCTTGCGGGTTTCCCGAAGTTGATTGGCAAAGGTCTTGCGTCCAATAGAACGAATGTAGCGAGACTGCTCATAGGCAGTCATGCAGGATTCGTAGGCTTCGTATAATGGATGCTTCATTTCAA